AAAACGAATCCGCTGCCAGTTTCTTTTGATCAATTCAAAAAGAATCCTGTTGCTGCAGTGGCTTTTTGTATGTTGGTGGCTGTTAGCTATCTGTATTATGACGTTAAAACAGGTTATGCGGATCAGATCCAAGTCTCTAATGAAAAGATTAAGGCTTTGGAAATCAAAGTTGATCGCATGAATGCTGCTTTAAAGAAAAGTGATAGTGCACTTGCTGCAGCTATAACGGAGTTAAGAATCATCAACACAGTTAAAAAGCTATGAGAGCGTTAATTGTTGTATGCTGTGTCTTTCTGATTATGATTGAAATAGCATTTCCAGTTGGAGCGGTGACATCTCCTCCAGTGGATGAGATCGACATGATGCTGGCGAAAGTCCAAAAGAATTTGGCGATGGCTTCTGAAGTCACTAAAGTAGCACAGAAGACTAGCGAGAAACTGGTAAAGAATAAAGTAGAAGAGAAGGCTGAACTCAAGGAGGCGGTAGTTAAAGCTGAGGAGAAGGTAGAAGCAATCAGCAAAGTAGTAAACGTGATGGAAGATAAGATGGAACTGTATCAAGTAAAAATGATCAGTAAAGGTATTGATACATCTTTTGAGCAAGTAGAGTTTAAAGGTCCCATATACGAAGCGTATTTGAATTACGTTGAAGAAGGTGGTACTGAAGATTTCGGTTATTTTCGTTTATACTTATGGCAGCCAAAGTAAAATCCTCTAAAGAACTGGCTAAGTGGAAACCCAAGCCAAAGATTAAGCGTCCGGGAGTAGTTTCAAAAAAGAAGAATTCTTCTTTGAAATCTAGTAAAAATTATCGGAAAGCTTATAGAGGTCAAGGTTAAAAATTAATTATATTTGAATATCATGTACGGCAAAAAACCAACCCCGATGAAATCCACTATGAAGCCAGTTGGTAAACTGACTAAGGTTACAATGAAACCTGTTGGCAAACTAACTAAGGTTACAAAAAAAGTGGTTAGTAAAAACTCCTCAATGGGAAAATCTACTAAGTAATGGCTACTGCGAAAAAGACCAATCCCAGTAAATGGAAAGCCATTGTTGCTAGTGTAAAAGCTGGCAGTAAGGGTGGTGACCCCGGGGAATGGTCTGCTCGCAAAGCTCAGCTTGCCACACAACGCTACAAAAAATCTGGCGGTGGATATGTGGGCCCAAAGAGTTCAGATAATTCTTTGAAGAAGTGGGGTGATCAGAAGTGGAGAACTTCAGATGGTACGCCATCAAAAGGCAAAAAAAGATATCTGCCAGATGCGGCATGGAAATCTTTGAGTTCAGGAGAGAAAGCAGCTACTAATAAAGCAAAGGCACAGGGTAACGCAAAGGGTAAACAGTTTGTGGCTCAACCTAAGAGTATTGCTAAAAAAGTAGTTCCTTTCCGTAAGTAATGCGTGAAGTCGCCATATTCCTAGTAATTTATTTCACTTTTCTATTTGCGTTTTGGTATTTTATTGATCGCCATTTGCGAAATAAGAAAAAATAGTATATTTGTTCACTTAAAAACATGAACGAAATAGCATTAACACCGGACCAAGCTGTAGGATTACAGCAATTCGTAGAAAGTCATTTGGACAATTGCATGGAATCTATTGATCGAGATGAAGAATTTGTAACAGAGGAGGGTGCTCTGTTTGAACCCTACGACATTTTTTGTGGATGTCATGTATGTGTGACTAGAGAGTACATTATGGCAACCTTTGACTACCTAAAGCAAAACAACATTATAGATATTTATGTCGAAGACATTAAAGAGTAGTTCAGTGGCGATAGCCATTGTTTGTACAATGGTGTTGATGAGTTGTTCTGCTCAGAAAAGATATCACAGGCTGATAAAGAAACACCCAGAACTTATTGAAACTGATACAGTTACAGTAAAGGATACGATTATCAGAGAAATAAAAGTTCCGGTGCCAGAGCACAAGGATTCTTTTATTATTAGCCACGACACTATCATTGAAACAGAACGCTTGATTATTGAAAGGCGTGGAGATTTTTTCGGGGTAACTGTAAAACCAGATACCCTTACTGTGAGAGATACAATCCACCGAGAAGTTAAAGTACCGGGACGAATCGTAACATTAAAAGAAACTAAATGGAGTATAACTTGGATTATTTTGGTAGTGGGTTTGATGATCGGGATGTTCATCAGAAGGAAGTAAAAGATAATGTGAATCACCCGACTCACTATACTCAAGGTAAAGTCGAATGCATTGACGCTATAGAATCAGCGACAGTCAATAAGACTGGCTTAGATGCTGTTTGCACAGCAAATATTATTAAGTATATTTGGAGGTGCGAAAATAAAAATGGTTTAGAAGACTTAAAAAAAGCACAATGGTATCTTGATAAGTTAATTAAGCACAATGAGCAAAAAAGAAATAGAGCAAGCATTTAAGAAACTTGAAGAACTTATTTGCTGGTATGAATACTACAGTAGTATTGATAACCCAATCGAAGCAAACAGGGTTCAAAAAGATATAGAAGCACAGAAAAAATTGGTGAAAGACTTGAAGAATGGAGAAATTAAAGAAGTTTCTAGAAAGTGAAAACCTGACGGAACACGAAGCAATTGAAAGATTGCAAGCACAAATGTTTGATCCTGCGAAGGATTTTTATGCGACATTAGTATCTGCCTCAAGGCAGTTAATGGATGGAGTCAAATCTAAGACAATTGATTTAGATGATCCATATTTTAAAGCACTATTTCAGTTGTTACAAGCTGGCGATAAGATTAACAAGAGTCTTAAACTGGCACAACTAGAAGCATATCCATCGCAAGAGGAAGATCCTGCAGAAACTGAAGGGTCTCTTGCAGATCGATTAGCGTCTAGTAAAAAGAAGTAACACATGGAAATTGTAAATTTAAAACCAAAGGCATCTAAGTTTGTCTACGACAAATGGTATAGTAAGTATGGGTTAAACCCAAATGCAACCAACAAGGAGAAGGATCTGTGGTGGGGCAAAGAAAAAGAATACTGGACAGAAGGTAGGTTTGGTTTACAAGCGGCACATTATTTCATGCTGACTCAGGCTAACATCAAGACGGCCATGGGTACACGAATTCGACCTGTTTGGCGTGATCTTGATGATCTAATCTATGGTTCATATCACGAAGCCAGAAATACTTTCTGGGACCTGATGGTGACTAAAAGACGAGAAGCTGGTTTGTCATTGACATTTGGCGGTGTGATACCGATTTGGATTGCATTTACCCACCCCGGCTCAACATCATTGTTGACATCTGCTGATAAATCTCGATTGGAGGAGATGTATAAAGATAAGCTCCGTGTAGTTTTTGATGGTATAGACTCGTACTTTAGACCGGGGGTTATCAGTACAAGACAAACTGGTTATCTTCACATGGGTAGGCTAGACAAAGCTACTGGGGAGATTGCTGGTTTGGATTCTAAAATCGTGACTCGTGATACGGTAGAACAACCTACTTCACTTGAAGCATTTCGTGCAATGCACGTTTTTCTAGATGAGTTCTTTTTGCATCCTTATGCAGATAAGGTTTATCGATCAGCACAAGCGTCTACAAAAGACGGTTTTGTAAAGGTAGCTCCAATTGTAATGGGAGGTAGTGCAGGGGAATCTTCTGTAGAAGGACAGAAAAAAGGAGCAGAACTTTGGAAAAATGCTGAAGTAATTAAAATGCTTACGGTCTTTCTACCGGGGTGGATGGGGATTCAGAGAGCCCCAGAACTGGATTCAAAAGGTAGAGAGACTGGAAAGATACTAAACTTTTGCCCTAATGGTCATAGTGATGAGCAAGCCGCCACAGAGTGGATTGTAAAGACTAGGGATCAACTAGACAAGTTAGAGGATAAAAGCTATCTGGAATCATTTATCAAGCAATACCCACTGAGTATACAAGAAGTATTTACTTCTAATGCAAAAGGTGCATTGCCTCAAGATGTAATGTCCAAGTTGACGGAAAGAGAGCGTATTCTTTTGGCAAGTCCAGCACCTATCGAAAGGTGTGATCTAATTGCTACACTAGAGGGTAAGATTGAAATCAAACCTAGTAAGAGTGGAAAGATTTTAATGCTCGAACGCTTTAACCCAGAGCATAAGTACATTGGCGGTATGGACCCTATTCCATTCGTATCAGCAAAACTAAATGATGGTTCTGATAACTGTACTGTAATCAAAGATTTAGAGACTGACAGATATGTGGCGATCTATAAGGAGCGAGCTTTAGATCCAGATATCATTATGAAGAACACAATGTTGTTGCAGGATTACTATGGCAAAGCGAAAGTCAACATAGAGGTCAACCGAGGTGGTGTGATCCTAGATCAATACAAACAGCATAACCGTTTGGATCTCTTAGCTACAAGACAAACATTGTTAGGCAAGGCATTTAATAGTGGCGACAGAACATTCGGTTGGTACAAGAGCGATGCGACAACTGAAAGAGGTAACTCATACATCATTGATTACTTGAGAAAATTCTGGGACTGTATTTTCTTCACAGAGATTATTGAAGAAGCCAAGAATTATCTCGCAGACAACACTGACATCATAGATGCCATGGTATCATGCGAGATATTTCATAAACAGATTCTTGAAAAGAAAAAGCGAGATCGAGGTCCTGAGTTGATGAGCAAGAAGATCCCCATGATTCAGATGATTAACGGCAAAGCTGTTAAGACATGGGTCGATGTTAAATTACAAAGATAGATTTCTCTCTGGTCTGATCTACAATGACTTGATACAACCGTGCATACATGCGGTTCGTATCAACTAGGTCGTTGTGCTTCTTGCATGCGTAGAGAATAGTGCTATGATCTTTAATGAACCATGATGCTACTTTGGTACAGCTGTACTTAAACTCCTTATGCAATAAGTAGATTACTTGCCTTTGGCAATCAGTTATATCGGTTAGTCTTCGGTTACTGCAGAATTCATGCAGATCAATTTCATGTTTTTCACAGGCTAGTTTTATTACTTCCTTGACCGAAGGTGGCAATATGTTGTAACTCATTGGTGCCGAAGGTCGTTTGCGTTTTTGGGGTTTCACTTCTTCTAACTTTCTGGTTCTAAAATCCTTGTAGATTTTCATCGAATGAATTTTTCTGACGATTTTATGTTTGGTTAATGAGTCCAGTTTCGCTGTATTTACAATAGCTTCGATCATTTCGTGAGTGTAATCGTGAATAGTCATAATTTAAAAGTTAAAGGATAATTGTTTAGGTTCAACTTCGTTGATAATTTTATAGCATTCGTTAACAAAGAATTCGTAGTTTACATGGTAAAGTTCAAAGTCATCTACAGGGAAATAGTGATTGAATAAAACAGTGGCTTGATTGGCTAGAAGATTGTGTATGCGACCGTCTACGTTTACTTTCCAACTCGTTCCACCGCCTTGGGTGCACGGATAATATCGCAGAACTTTACCGTAATTTTTCTGAGTAACCTCTCCCTCTTCGGACGAATTGAAAACTGCTGACCAGCCTTTATACGCTTTATATCTGCCACAAAAATCATAAATGTTTTTAGATGCTTTAATTGTTTCTTGGACTGGGATATTATTAACGTAGTATTGTTCTAAAGCTTTTGGTACAATTAGAAAAGAATTGTCTTTATGAAATTCCTTTTGGGTTTCAAAGATACCTTTCTTTTTGATTTTTCCATCTACTGAGATCGCTAAATAATTGTTTACATCACGGATAATTATCTTTTCGTATTCTGAAGACTCAAGGATCAACCCAGTCTGTGCCATAAAGTCTTCGTTGATTTTGTCTAGCAAGGCTAAAGCCTTTTTGGGAACACGCACAGTCACACCATCTGTATTGATCTGTAGAATCTGAAGCCCCTGTATATGATTCATATACTTCTCAGACAACATAGTAAGTGAGAGCTGACCATTCAAGGTGATACTATAAAAGTAGTAACGATCAAAGAATGCTGAGTTAACTTCACCAGTTTTACCGAACACACCATTCAACGCTAGTTTTAAACCTGCATCTTGCGTAGAGTCTTTTTGTTTTTGAGCAAGCACACGCTTTTCAAAGATCGAGTTGTAGGTAGTAATGAATACCTCCCGAGGGATATGCTTGGGATACAGATTATTTTGTATGGCTAAGTTGGGATAGTAAGACTTCACATCAAAGTCAAGGATGACATAGTTGTCATCACGAACGTAAATGCCGGGAGGAATGCAACCATGAATCCCACCTACGCCATAAAAAAAGTGAAAGCCTTTGTACTTGACATTGTATTTTAATTTTTGGGTGTCAGACACTACAGTCCACTTAATCTTTTCTAGCAACTGCTTAAACGGCTCACTTTCAAACTGTACATAAGGCAGAATACATTTACCTAAATCAACTGTTTTATCGTATGATACCTTTTCTTTCAGCTCATTCTTACGAATGCCTGATTGCTTTCGGATCTCGTGCAAGAAAATCTCCTCACCGATTGCAATGTCTGGC